GCGGTCGGCTTTGCCTCGGGCAAGACGCGCCAGATCCCCCGGCAATGCGGGTGAACCGTTCCCGCCGGAATCCACCAGCGCTCGGCTGCAGTGCGCTCGATCAATTCGTCGCCGACCCGCTTGCGCGGGGCGCCGGAACGTCCGATATTGGTCTTGCCGACCCATACCTGGGTGGCGCCGTTCTTCTTCTTTGCTGACGGACTGACCACTTCCAGCACTGCCCCGTTGATCTTCTTGCAGTAGGGGCATGTGCCTTTGTACCTCTCCCAGCGTTGTACCTTTGCGCCAGGGGCCAGCGACGCGATCAGCCCCTGGTTGGCATTTTCTCCCGCCTCGGTGACGGCGATCCGGCGCCAATCCCGGTTAAGCGTGCCAAACTCATCGAATAGCTGCGTTGGTAGCGCGTGGGCTGGCGGCGCATCACCAGTCAGGACTTGTTCCTGGTAAGCGTAGATGAAGCGCTTCAGGCGATGCCGTACCGTCTCGGTGATCTGCACCACGGCATCGCAACCGCGCAGACGCGCGTATTCCAGCAGCTGATTGATTTGCGCGTTGCCGCCGAAATCGAAGGACTGCTGGACAGAATGAACGGTCAACGGCAACGCGCTCAGGATCGCATCGGCGTCGGGCACGCCTATCTTGCCGTCGAGACTCGCCTGCACCTTACCCATTAGCGTGGCGCGCACTGCGAACCATTCGGCCTCGGTCTGCAACTCGCTGACCGGCAGGTAGCGCTGCACCAGATAGTCGACCAGCAAACCCCAATCAGAAAGCGCGAAATCGGCCGGTGGCAGGCTTTCGAGATAGAGGCGCACCAGGTCCAGCTCGTCTGCCGTCCAGCGTAACGTCGAAGCAACGGGCGCGGCCAACGGGATGGCGGTCGCCGGCTTGTGCCGCTTACCGGCCAGCCATGCGTTCAGTTCGTCCTGCACCTTCTTGATCCGCAGCAGGCCGCGCGAACTGAACAGTTCGATCAGCGACTGGATAAACGGATTGTCGTGGAGCGCCCACATATCCGGCCCGGTGTCGTCCTCGCCCGACATGGCTTTGGCGAGCGATTCGAGCGCATGATCGGAGCAACCGCACGACAATCCGCCGATATCGATCAACAGAGGTCTATTTGCCATCTGCTGCCTGTTTTGCTTTGGCTTTTGGCGTGGCGGACTTCTTTGGGGCCTTTTCTTGTTTTTCCGGCGCGAAGTGCCCGGTGACTTCGCGCCAGTGAACCCGATGGTCACGCCTGGACGAATCCGTCACGCATAGCCCGTCGCGGCCGGTCGAGGTGACCTTGCCCGATCCGGTAAAATCGCCTGCCTTGAAGGCGACGTGGTGGTCGACTTCGACACTGTCAGGCCCGAAATCACCGCCGGCCTTGTGGCTGGTCAACAACCCCAATAAATCGTGAAAGTGGCCTATATCCGGGATGGTCTCTTTCGGTTCGGCGCCTTTCGCGATCCGCGTTGGTTTTGCAGGCGCTTTGATGGCCTTGATAAAGAGCGGCGTCATTTTGCTTTACATGTCCATGAGCGAATAGATGGGCGGCAGGCCGAACGCCTTGCCGAAGTCCGGTTCCTTGTTCTCGTCGCCGAACGGCGATTGCTCTTCCTTGTCGTCGGCCTGATCCAACGGCTTGCCCGTGGAATCGATGGCATGGCCCGATGCGTTGATCGGCCGGCCATCGGGACCAAGCGGCGTGCCGTCCGGCGCGGTCGGCTTTTCCTCGGATGGTTCTTGCGGCGCCGGCGGCGGATTGAATTGCAGCCACGGCTGGATCATCGCCGGATTGACCGGCGCGTCGCCCAGCGGCCCCTTCATCGCTTGATGTCCTTCTTCTGCGCGAACTTCGTTGACCGTCAACACCAGCTTGCGCATTTCCTGTTTCTTGTCGCCGTCTTCCGGGTCCATGCCGGTCCAGCGGAACACTAGGTCGGCAGAGAAGTCGGCAATCAGGTAGTCGGACAGGGTGTTTTCGTAATAAGACATCAACGGTCGCAGCCCCGAATCCTTGGACGCCGCCAGCTTTTCGGCGGTGTCGGAACCGGAGAGCGGCGAGCTGTTGCCGCCGGAGAACGAGTCGAAATTGATCTCGGAAGGCGACATGCCGTACAGCGCGCAAATGATCGACGTCAGGAACGTCATCCATTTTGCGAAATACATTTCGTTGAATTCAACGCCGAATTTCTCGAAGCTGGCCTTCGATTCCATATCCTTCGAGATCATCACGGGCAACGACCAGGCATTGTTGATGCCCTTGACCATCGCATTCCAGTATTGCTTAAACGCTTTCAGGTCGCGCTCGTCGTAGTTGCCGTTCAGGTGCAGCATGCCCTTGGGTATCGCATTGGAATCGAAACCCTTGATGTTGTAGACCATCGCGTTCAGGTAGCCGGTCACCACGCGAATCAACAGCTCGGTCTCGGACAGGCCATAGCCGGCCGCCGTGACGTCGGAGCGCGGATTGCGTGCCTCATAAATCAAATCCTCGAACGAATACGCGGTGCAGACCTGACCTTCGACCAACTGGATGGCGAAGATTTCGTCGTCGCCCCGGTAGCCGTCTTCCGTGCAAAGCCGGATCGTCGCGCCGTCGACCGGGTAAAAGCCATCGATGCCCAGCGCCTTGTTCCTTTTCCACTCCAGTTCCATCGGCGCGGAGTCCATCACCAGCGAATCGCGGACCGACTTCGCCATGAATTGCGCAAACGCGTCGCGCCGCAATGCCTTTCTCCGGCGCGGCTTGAACTCCCAACCGCAGTTCGACATGAAGCGATTTAAGAGGCCAACCGATTCCTGCTCCGACTTTGTCAATTGGTGGGCGCGGTCGCGATGGCGGATCTCGAAGCCGGGCGCATCGTTGCCTTGCTCGGCGATCCGGCAGAAGCGCTGGACTTGCCGCACGCGGGTCATGACGACCGCATTCAGCACCGGCACCTGATTGACCACCGTGCGCAGCGCATCGAAACTCATGGTGCTGGGGCGTTCCCAATAGTCGCCCTGGACGTTGACTTGCCACTGGTCGAACATCACCGACTGCATGCCGCGTTCTCCCTCCCGTGCGTTCTTCGACGGGTATGGGACCAGGTTCGGGTTGATCGACTTTTCAAACGCCTCTTGCGCATACGCGGCCTCCGCTTGCGCGATCAACTCGCGCACCGATTCCGGCGGTAGCATTTCGGAGGTGGTCGGGATGTGTGCTTTTTGCAGGACCGCCAACGCGTCGGTGCGCTCGTCGGCTGGCGCGTCTTCGTAGAACGCGACGAACGTGGCTTGGTCGTACATGGACTCCCCTGATGATGAATAGGGGGACAATACGGTCACGACCGTTTTGGGGGAGCCCGGCATTTACCCAGCAACCAACATTTTAGTCGCCACAGTTAAGACGGGATATCAATCTTGCAGAATTTTCCTCGCCAATTTTTATAGAGGGAAATTTATCGGATAGCCAAAAGAATCAGATGGGCACCATATGACACGATAACAATACTAATTAATCCGAATAGAATTAAGCAGGCGATATACCCAAACTGGGATGTTTCAAAATTAATGACTGGGCCACCTTTAAATCTGATTAATCTGCGTGTCTGCCATGTTTCAACTACCAGAAATAAGAAAATAGACAAGCCTGAAAATACAGCCAAAGCACCAAATATCCAATTACTCGTTTTTGAACCTTCTGCTGGATGCAGTAACAGAAAAAGTGCAAAAAAACCGAAAGATATCGCTCCCGTCACCCAGATTGCGATCGTCGTTCCAGTTTTCTTAGGATACTTATCGCCATAGAAGCCACCCACCATGATTTTTCTCCATTCGCTTATTCGGGACATCCACAAGGGCTTTCGGCTCCGCCGAACCCCCCCGAATCGTTACCGATATAGTTATTGCCCCCGGTTGTCGCTCCAATGCCAGCACCTACCCCCACACCTTCACTTGCCTCCACTGCGACCTTAGCTGCCGTTCCATTGCTAACAGAATTTAGAGCCGATCCAAGACCAGCATAATTCGCAACGACACCGCCGAGAGCTCCGACAACTACTTGCTTTACGACTTGCGATTTATTGATGCTACCATCTGTAATCACCTGTTGTACTGCGTTTCCGAGACCACTTGCAGCACCGTTAACCGCCATTCTGCCGACTAGACCTCCGATAACACCCCCAGGAAATGCTGCGACGATGGCACCATTTACTGCGCCGCCAAATGCTGCTTTCCATATTTTTTTGCTGGTTGTGCAAGGATTGCGCAACTCACCAATTACACCTATTGTTGCTCCTATCGCCGCACCAATCGGGATCCACACCCACTTTCCCGTAGGATCCCTGATGCTTACTGGGTTCCCGTTAGCATAGCTATACATGTTAAGGCCTGCAGCGAGCCCCATCGAATCGGAGGATATAAACCGCTGCAGCAGTGGTGAGTAATACCTTGCCCGATAATAATATAGACCAGTCCCGTCGTTCTCGCGTCCGGTGAACTGAAATGGATTGTTGATAGTGGCATCCGCCGTAGTGTTCCCGTAAGGGTCATAGGTATAGTCCACCAGCTTATTGCCATTGCCATCCGTCAACCTGATCGTGGAACCCAACGCGTCCGTCAAGTAACTATCCGTCTGCGCGATGGCCCCGCTTCCTGTCTGCATTGCCAGCGTTTCGTCAATTCCCAAGCCGGTTAAATAGGTCGTTCCGCTGTTGGTTTCCG